AGTAAGTGCAGGTAAAATATGATTCTCAAGCCAGCATCACATAAAGCTATTAAATATGCTATAATGAATTGGCATTACTCAAAATCTATTCCTGTGGTTCAATGCGCTTATGCTGTATTTGAAAATAATGAATGGTGTGGCGTTATATGCTATGGCACAGGCGCAACGAGCAAAATCGCAAGGCCTTATGGTTTACAACAAGGGCAAGTTATAGAGCTTGTTAGGGTTGCGTTGAACGGTAAACAATCAAACACAAGCAAAGCACTTGCAATATCACTTAAACTTGTTAAAAAAGATAATCCACTTGTTAAATTAATAGTAAGTTTTGCAGACCTAGATCAAAATCACAAAGGTGTTATATACCAAGCAACTAATTGGTATTACCAAGGGTTATTGAATCAAGGCATAAGAACAGGTTTTATTGTTCATGGGAAAAAAACACATCATAAAACAATTCATGCAAAAGGAATAGTTCAATCATTGGAAGCTGTTAGAGAAAAATTAGATCCTAATGCAGAGCCATATATAACAAAAGGAAAGCATAAATACATTTATCCATTAGATAAAAATTTAGTACCTTTATGTAAAAGATTATCAAAAGAGTACCCAAAAAATGCGTCATTAGCTTAAGGTAAAGTGCTAAGCATTCCAGCTTAGAGATGGGGTTCGGAGCCACCATGACGCTCTAAATATTATGGCAGATAACAACGAAATACAACATCCTAAAAAGGCAGCAATGATCCAAGCTTTAGAAAAGCACTTAGGAGTTGTCACTACTGCATGCAAAACGGTTGGTATTGACAGAACCACACATTATAGATGGTTGAAAGAAGATGAAGATTATAAGAATGCAGCTGAGGATATAGAGAATGTATCACTAGACTTTGCTGAATCGCAGTTGCTCAAACAAATAAAAGATGGAAACACAACTGCAACGATATTCTACTTGAAAACAAAAGGACAGAAAAGAGGATATATAGAGAAAATGAGAACTGAACACTCTGGCAATATAAAGACCACTCCAATAGATAAGATCGAAGTAACATACGATGTAGCAGATGAAACTTCATCTTAATGCACCACAGCACCACATATTCACAAGCCCTAAGCCCCGGACGCTGGCTTTGTTTGGTCAAGGCGGCGGAAAGACCTGGGAGATGGGTGTGTTATCCTACTTTTTCATTCAGTATTGCCCAAGGTCATTAGGACTAATTGCAGCCAACACATACGGACAGCTATCCGACTCTACGCTAAGAGAGATATTTGATGTGTGGGATAAGCAGTTTGGCATTACTGAATACAGCCAGCGCAACCCAGAAGGCAATTACGTAATAGATAAGAAGCCACCGGATCACTTCACGAATCATGGGCGGGTATTCAAGTCTAATAATAACAAGATCTTCTTTGACTCAGGACAAGTTATCATGCTAGCATCCTTGGAGAACTATAAGTCTATTGAAGGCCGCACGATCGCATGGGCGCTATTAGATGAAACGACTGATACGAGAGAGGCTGCTGTGAAGGAAGTGATAACAGGCCGGCTAAGAGAGGAAACGATAGCCATCAATACAGGGGCGAGAAAAGACCAATTTCAGTTTATAGATAGTAACGACCCCAATGCCGGTAAAGTAATCAATCCACTATTCATTTTCACGAAACCATCAAAAGAACAGTGGCTCAATGAATTCTTTGAGATAGAGCAATACCGGGAACGAATCAAAGCTACGGTATTCCATAAGAATAAGTTTTTTACAGCGGATGATAATACACGTCGGATAGTGATAGCTTCTGCATACTTCAATCAAAGGAACCTGCCAAGTGGGTATATAGAGGATCGGAAGGCTGAGCTAAGCGATGATCTTATATCTATGCTTATCTATGCGTCACCATTCGGTAAGACCGGTGCTGAATACTACTCTACATTCAATCATGAGCAGCACGTCCAGAAGGTAAAGCATAACAATAGGCTGCCTCTGCACATTACGTTTGACTTTAATGTCAACCCATACATGACCATGCAGGTTTGGCAGGTGTCGAATAACGAAGCCCGATGCCTTCAGGAATATGCAATGAGTACACCACACAACACCATAGAAGATACGTGTCGGGCGTTCTTAGATGATTGGGAGCATCTATGCGGTGCGGGCGTGTATTATTATGGGGATAGCTCAGGAAAGAATAGGCAGCCATCTAAGATGTTTAAAAGCTACTTTGATATAATAGAACGAGAATTGAAGCACGTACTCACACGGCGGTCTCGAAGGCTACTAAAACAAAACCCCAGGCATCGCGGTGTGGGTAAGGGAACATTGGGCCGGAGAGAGTTTATGTGTGGCGTGTTGAAGGGTGGTAAGTCGGTGACTATAAAAATCAATCCATCTTGCAAGTATACGATCGCGGATTTAGAGTTCATCAAAGAAGATGCTAACGGGGCTAAAAAGAAAGAGAAAGCTGAGATTAACGGGATAGTATGTGAGAAGTATGGACATATGAGTGACGCGATGGACGCTATCATCTGCTATTTATTTGGCGAATACAATCGTGAATAGTTGTATAATTGCGTGGGAGTTTGTATATTGTGGTCAATGCATCTGAAGCTGGCTAGTCTGGATAGTAGGATGCCACCGCAATAAGATGTTGCGGAATTGGTAGACGCGCCAAAGCATTGTAAACTAATTAGCCGTTAGTATGTGTGAGGATTGTCGGTGCCCCCGACTGCAGGTTCGAATCCTGCCATCTTATTGCTTTTTTTGAAAAACAAAACAAACATTATGGACGATGAAGTATTGAGAGAAAAGGCATTGCAGATGGCTGTAAAAGCAGCTCAAGCTGAAGGTTACCATCCAAGTAAAATTATTGATATAGCCAATCAGTTCTATGAGTTTTTAAACGGTGATGAATGTAAACCATATGAGGGTCTGTCTGAAGGTTGGTTTAAACGAATGAATCCAAGCGGTTCAGCTATAGATATAGCGTGTGAGATATTGAATAAGGCAGGGATAAGATTAGCTAAACTTGATAAAGTGACAAGTATAGAAGTTTTGCGCGCGCAGAAAATAAACATTGACGTTACAGATGATACAATAATCATATCATGAAACAATTTGGATTATTATTCATCTTATTTGTCTTTTTGTTTTCAGGTTGTTATGGTGACCATGATAAGTATGATGGACTTATCATTACAGACAAAGAGACAGGTAAAACATATCGTTTGAGGCATAATACCGGAGACGCATATTACATAGACGAAAAAATTATAAAGATAAACGGTAGAGACACATCTATCGTATTTGAATAAAAAAGCATGAAACAATTTATCCTCCCATTATTAATAGCCATAGCCATAGTATGTGAGATCTATATCTTTGAAACTTATTACGCATTGGGCCTGTGGTGTGTGGCAGTGTTATTCATCGTGTCATACTTTGTCGGTCAAGGTTTCAAATTAATCAAGGCATACAAAGACATACAGAAGTAGATGTTTATCATTGGAATAGACCCGGGCGTTAAAACAGGCATTGCAATCTGGTGTACAGACGATCAAAAGTTCTACGACATTCAGACGACTACTATACTTGAGGCCATGACTGTTGTGAATGATTGTAGGGCGCACCAGGATGTTGTATTGATTGTGGAGGATGCTAGGCAGCGGAAGTGGTACGGAGATAACGCAGCAGCTAAAAGAATGGGCGCTGGATCGATAAAAAGAGACTGCCAAGTGTGGGAGGAATACGCTGAACTGAACCAAGTGCCGTACATTATGCAGCATCCTAAGAGGGGATCGACTAAGTTAGATGCAAACACATTCAAGAATATTACACGCTATCAAGGCCGGACATCGGAACACGCGAGGGACGCAGCTATGATGGTGTATAACTTGTCAGAGAATCAAGCGAAAATATTAATTGATGGCAAAAGATAAATTGAGTTATGCTTTTTTTTACCAAAATGGCGAATGGGTTATTCAATTTTTTGAAACCAAAGAAAAACGCGACGCGTTTATAGAGTTCAGAAGAGAAAACTTAGGGTTTGAAATGAAACCAAACAAAGATCTAAAAAGACCGGATGGCATATTGAAATTGCCGGGAATAAAATACAAGTTTACTAAAGGTAGCTTTGTAAATAATGCAACTGAGAAGATAATCAACCCTAAGAATACAGTAACAATAGGCCCCAATGATGAACCTAAGACGCGCAAAAATCGACTGCATTCTCGCAGAAAGTATTTGACATCAAACCTAAGAAAGATTAACTCACATTTCATAAAAACAAGAATAGATGACTAAAGAAGTATTGATAGAATCGGTAACAGTTGAGGCCGTCGAATTGGAATTTGACGCACCACAGGGGACAGTTCAAAGAATTGAAGTTAAACTCAACACATCGGATGAAAAAGCTAATCCAGATATCCGAGTTAGCCTATCACATGAAGAAGCAAAGGACTTAGCAGAAGCGATTTTAGAAACCATAAAAGAACAATCATGAGCTACACAGCAGAAGGTAAGGTCGTACACATAGGCGACCGGAGAGACATTTCAGACAAATTTTCAGTACGAGATCTAGTTATTGAGGTAGATG